TCATGCAAAGGCGTCCTCTTTCGCGGGCAGCAGCATGTCCCGCAGGACCAGGCCGAGCCCTTCCTTGCGCAGATCAACCGCGATGCCATTGGTGCTGACAGTGATGCGCTCGACCAGCAATTGGACGATGCGCGCCTGCTCGGCCGGGTACAGCGCGCCCCAAAGCCGCTCAAACCCGGCAAGGGCTGCGACCACGGCGGCCTCCTCCACTGCCGCGCCTTCGTGGCGCAGCGCGGCAATGGTGCGGGCGGTGATTTCGGGGGCGCGGATCATGCGGTGGATTTCGCCAATCACCGCGTCCTCCACCATGGGTGCCGGCAGCCGCAGAGGGCCAGGGTTTTCGTCCAGCGCCCGGTTGCGGATCACATCCATCGAAACATAGTAGCGATACAGCCGAGTGCCCTTCTTGGTGAAAGCAGGCGTCATGGCGCAGCCGGTCTCCGTAAAGATCAGCCCCTTCAGCAAGGCCGGCGTGCGCGCCCTGGCATTGGCGGCACGCAGCCGCGGGCTAGTTTGGAGAATGCTGTGCACCTTGTCCCACAGGCTGCGGTCAATGATCGGCGCATGCTCGCCGGGGTAGGAAGCGTCCTTATGCGTGGCCTCGCCCAGATAGACCCGGCTATTCAGCAGCCGATAGATATAGCCCTTGTCGACCGGCCTGCCGGACTTGGTGCGTACGCTTTCCGACACCAGCGCCTTGGCGAGTTTGGTGGCGGACCCGATGGCCACGAAGCGCTTGAAAATCATCCGCACCGTCGCGGCTTCGGCCTCATTCACCAGAAGCTTGCGGTCGCGCACGTCATAGCCCAGCGGCACATAGCCGCCCATCCACATGCCCCGCTTGCGAGAGGCCGCGAATTTGTCGCGAATGCGCTCGCCAATCACCTCACGCTCAAATTGCGCGAAGGACAGCAGGATGTTGAGCGTGAGCCGCCCCATGCTGGTGGTGGTATTGAAGGATTGCGTGACGGAAACGAAGGTGACCTGGTTGCGATCGAAAATCTCGACCAGCCTGGCGAAATCCATCAGCGAGCGTGACAGCCGGTCAATCTTATAGACCACGATCACATCAATCAGCCCGGCTTCGACATCGGCCAGCAGGCGCTGCAACGCGGGGCGTTCCAGCGTACCGCCAGAAACACCGCCATCATCATAGGGCTCGCGAATGGCGGCCCAGCCTTCTGAGCGTTGGCTCGCGATATAGGCCTCGCAGGCTTCGCGCTGCGCATCGAGGGAGTTGAATTCCATGTCGAGCCCTTCTTCGCTCGACTTACGCGTGTAGATGGCACAGCGCAGGCGCCGCGGTATCTGCAATGTGGATCCTGGTGCGCGGTTCATCGTGGATCCCGCCCGGCCTCACGCAGGCCGAAAAAGCGATAGCCGTTCCATTGCGTGCCGGTGATGGCGCGCGCGACGGCCGAGAGCGATTTGAATCTCCTGCCCTGCCAATCGAAGCCGTCGCGCAGCACTGTCACACTATGCTCGGCGCCCTCCCATTCGCGCAGCAGGCGCGTGCCGGGGATGGGCTTGCGCGGGTCGGTCATGATCGCCTTTCGGGTATTCTTGCCTTCAAGCTCCTTGACCAGCAGATCGAGCACGCGGCGCGTGTCGCGCGAAAGCCCGCCCAGCATGAGTTCCTGGATGCGATTGCCGAGGCGCACTTCCAGGTAGCTTCGGCTATTGTTCGGCGCAGGCGTGCCAAAGAGCGTTTCCCATCTTTGCTTGAGTTCGACCACGCTCATTCTCCGCAGCGCTGTCAGCTGCGCGACGACGCTGGCATCACTGGGGCCGGCGTTCATTCGAACTGGTTCTGCTTCAGGTTTTTTCTTCAGTGCTGACATCAACTTTCTCCGACGCGAATGGTTGGTTTGCGACGACCAACACGGCGTTTGAAGGCGAGAATGTCGAATGAACTTTCTCTGTTTTCGGCAGATAAAGAACTTGCGTCCTGAGCCTGAATTCGCCTCAGGCCGGCGGCTAGGATGTGCGCAACTTCATCCAGGCGCTCCGGTCCGGAGAGGCACTCGGCAGGTAGGGGATTGGGGCCGGAGAGAGCGTTGCGCATTGAGACCGTTCGCGATTGGGGGCGGTTGGCCGAGAGATGCGGTAGGCGTCGAGTAAAAACAAGTAAAAACAACAGCTTGAGAAAAATTAGCAACTGCTGCGAAGGGCTGCGAAATCCTGCAAACCGACGTTTCTCTGTCTTTGAGTGGTTTGGTTGGTTCAATTTTGAGACGTCGATTCGGGTCCCATTAAGCTCAATGCATCGAATGCTCCAGCACAACGGCTGGTAGAAATACCGGTTTTTCCTCTTTTCCGTGTTCTTGGTCTGTTCTATATTGCGATTGTCCCTCCCCCCCGATCGAGAAAGGGCTTTGTATGGCAACAATTACGTCGTTTTTTCGCAAAACCCCTGTGCCAAGCCTTCAGGCCTATTTTGAAACCAAATCCTTCAACCTTCCCCCCTCGGTTGTTTGGACAGAGTCCGAAAGTGATGTCGCCTCGGCCCTGATTGCTGCGCTTGATTCATTGGCAGAAGCGGACCGCGAGGCATTGATCCTAGAAGTTGGGCGGATCATCGCTCTCGCTGACGAGCCTGGGCAGAACGCCCTGCTGGATGTCGTTCAGAATCGCCGTCAGTTTGACTTGGTGGCAGGGGGGCATAACCGCGCCCTCTGGATGCTCATGCATGAGCCCCGTGCGTTTCAGCTGGCCGAGGAGGTCAGATACAATGACGAGAGGCGACGTGGCAGAATGTGGTCAGGCTATGTCGTCGAAAGACAAAAGCTTATTCGTAAAGATCAGCTCTCAATCGATGCTTTCACCGCCGCGATCAGGGCCAAGTTTGGCACGGATAAGGTCCATGTGGATGTTTTCGATCGCCACCGCGTAACTTTCGATGGCGCCACCCATCAGCTGGTCCAGGTTGCGATTTATCGCGAAGGTAGTCCCGATGATGCTCTGGGGTTCGATGGGAACGGAAAGCTGCATCGCCGCATCGTAAAGCCGGTCTATGAGGCCTGCATCACCTACGAGCCATCAGACGGCGTGCTTGAAGTCATCGCGAGCGATAAGAATATCCGCGAGTCTTTGGCTGGCCTCATGGGGCATCATCTATTGGGCATTCCTTTCCGGGGTGAAAAGATCGCTGCGCGCGAGTATGACCTCAGTGTATTGGTCGAGCCCTTTGTCTTTGCGACCGACGCAAGTGCACCTATCGAGCAAAGAATAGATTCAGTAAATATAAGGGAACTCCGATTTCAAGCATTGGATCGGCCAAGCCAGCGGGTCACGTTGGAATGCAGCGAGAATGATGGTGAAACGATCTGGGAAATGGCAGATCGGCATATCGGACCGGTAGCTTTGCGACGTGCTGACTGGACCATCACGCGCGCGCGCCTCGTGGTTAAATTTGTACCTCATGGAAGATCGCGCCGCGCGAAGACCCTCAGCTTGATGATCACCGTACCAAACGGCTGCAATCTGAAGGGGATGACAGCAGGAGAGCGACTGATTGGAGAAAAATACCTTCGTGAATGGGGTATTTTGAAGGGCGGAGCGGACACTAGTGGCGCTGATCGCACATAAGGGCGCAGTCGATCTGCTTTTGCGAATCCTGGAGACCAAATCCGGTAGGATTAGTGGCGCGGTGATGCACGCCAGCTTCGGCGAAGCTGGCAGGAGGCTGGTCGAATCCAAACTCTTATTGAGTACCGGCCAGACTGACATATTTTCTGTGATGGATGATTATGAGGACGACCCGGTGCGGGTGGAGTGGTCGGCTGAGCAGGAATCCTATGGCTATTTCACTCGTTCGGGCCAATGGTCCGCCGTACCAGCAGAAGACCTTGCTTTCTACAAAGTGACGATGCCCATATTCTTTTCGCAGCTTCTTGTACGCTGTGAACGCGGTTCAGCGCAGCGTGATGAGGTGTTGATACCAGAGGTAGCCTGGGATCTTGGTTCAGTGAAGCTGGAAAGCCGCGGGCAACCGGTATCTGTTTGGTTTGCTCGAAGGCTTTTTGACTCGGAGCATTTGAAAAGCCTTGAGGCATTAGCATTGAGGCGCCCGGCAGTCGGTATGCGTGTTATCATCACGTCAACCACAGATGCTTTGGATGTGGATTTACCGGGCCATATGATCGTGGCCTTACGGGACGTAGGCGAAGCTGCGGCGAGCATCAGCGTTGATCCTATCATTCTCGCCAAGCGCATGAAAATGGTACCAGCGTCCCAGCTAAAGCCGATTGGCCATTCAGCGGACTATGGGCAAATCCGCATCGGGCATCAGACCTTCATTTTCCGAGGTGATTTGCACCGCCAAATTCTGAAAATCCTAGTGGATGCATATAATCGGAACGATGCGGTGTGTCGGACCTCCCAGGTGCTGGAAGATGCTGGAGCGCGTGGCAAGACCAACTCCCTGGCTAGAGCCTTCAGCAAAAATGCGGATTGGCACAAATTCATAAAAGAAAAGGCCGGAAACTGCTGGATTGAGTTCTGATCCACGCTCTTCCCCTATCCGAAAGCCGCCCTTGAGGCGGCTTTTTCATTTTTGACGCTCTCCTTCCGTTTCTCCTTCCTTCCTCCTTCCCTGCTCCTTCCACCTGGTCAGGCAAGGTTCCCTCACGGTTGCTCGGCAGCCGAAGGAGGTCCGAATGACTACGCGGCATTTGAATCAGAATGATCTGGCGCTTCGCTGGAATGTAAGCCCCCGCACACTCGAGCGTTGGCGGTGGCTGGGTCAGGGCCCCCTGTTCCTGAAACTGGGCGGCCGCGTGGCCTACCGGCTTGAAGATATTCACGCTTTTGAGCAAGCGAAAGTCCGTGAGGCAACCGGCGCTACCGCTCCATCAGATGGTGCGCGTCATGGGTAAAGCCTCTCGCGACAAGGGCCTCCGGCGCGAACGCGCGCTGGTGGAGATCCACAAGCAAAGCGGCATCGCCGCCGAGCGTGTCCCGCTATCCGGTGCCACGCACTATCGCGGCAATGGTGCCGACATCGACATCTATGCGCGCGGCGCGGCCGAACCGCCGCTGGTCGCCGAAGTCAAAGCCCGCGGTGACGGCGAGGGCTTCAAGACGCTGGAGCGCTGGCTCGGCACGCATGATGCGCTGTTTCTCTGGCGCGACCGTGCCGCACCGCTCGTGGTCGTGCCGCTGCATGTCTGGCTGGAACTGATTGGTCGCGGCCTGCCGCCACCGCAGGTGAAGTCATGACGCGCCGTTCCATGCGTCGGCTCCGTCGCCTCGGCCACTTGCTGCGCAGCCTCTCCATCGGCGCTGTCTTTGCCGGCGGTTTCATCGCGCTCTGCTGGATCGCGGAACTGCTGGTGCTGCCATGACGCCCAACCCCATGAAAATGGCAACGCCCGTCCGGCCGTCGCCATGCAAGCCAGAGCCGGACATCACCCATTCCAACGAGACACACATGAGCAATCGCACCCAACCGGCGCAGTTGCGCGAGATGGCCACGGGCCGCGCCTCCTACGCCCTCGAAGCGAAGGAGGCCGCGTAATGGCTATCTCACTCGCATCACTCCGTCGTGGTGGGGACACGCGTCCCCCACGCCTGCTGATCTATGGTGTTGCCGGCGTCGGCAAAACGAAGCTTGCCGCGGATGCGCCGAACCCGATCTTTCTGCAAACCGAGGACGGCTTCGGGCGCATTGATGCCGCAACCTTTGGGCTGCTGCGCAACTTTGACGCCGTCATGGAAGCGCTGGGTAGCCTCTATTCCGAAGCGCATGAGTTCCAGACGCTCGTCATTGATAGCCTTGATTGGCTGGAACCGCTGATCTGGCAGCACACAGCGCAGCAGCACAATCAGCGCGATATTGAAGCCTTCGGCTATGGCAAGGGCTATCAGGCCGCGCTGGATACCTGGCGGACCTTTCTGGATGCGGTGAATACACTCCGCGATGAATGCGGCATGGGCGTTCTACTGATCGCGCATGCAGAAATCCGGCGCTTTGATAGCCCGGAGACAGAGCCTTACGACCGCTATCAGCCAAAGCTGCACAAGGGTGCCTCTGCTCTGGTGCAGGAGCATGTCGATGGCGTGCTGTTCGCGAATTATCGCGTCAGCACGCTGAAATCCGATGTCGGCTTTAACAAGAAGGTGGTGCGCGGCGTGAGTGGTGGCGATCGGCTGCTGCATACGATCGAACGCCCGGCCTTTCTCGCCAAGAACCGCTTCGGGCTTGAGGAGACCATCCCTCTCGCTTGGGCCGATCTTGCTGCCGGCATTCCCTTTTACGCGGCAGCGCCAAGCGCCTCCGTCATCCCCACCCAAGAAACAGGGAACTGATCTCATGGCCTCCCTCAATGGTACTTTTGATGCGACGGAAGTCGCCCCCGCCGTTCCGTTTGAAGTACTGCCGCCCGGCAAATACCTCGCGCATCTGATCAAGAGTGAAATGGCACCGACCAAGGCGGGCGACGGGCAGCTGCTGAAACTGGTCTTCGAGATCTTGGAAGGCCCCTCCGCACGGCGGAAGATCTTCGATCAGCTGAACCTGGTGAACCGCAACGAGCAGACGGTGGAGATCGCGCAGCGCACCTTGTCGGCCATCTGCCACGCGGTGGGCCAGATGCATGTCGGCGACAGCGAGCAGCTTCACTTCAAACCGCTGTTCGTGACGCTGAAGGTCGAGCCTGCCGGTACCGACAAATACGGCGTGTACCGCGAGGCGCGGAACAAGGTGTCTGGCTATTCCGCCGCCAAAGCAGGGAGCACCAGTGTTGCGCCTAGCCAAGCAGCGCCGCCGCCCCGCCCCGCGACAACGCCCCCGCCTGCTGCACGCCCAGGCACCGGCAGCACGCCCCCCTGGCGGCGCACCTGAGCGCGGAGGCTGCCATGGTTTGCTTGCCAATCCCACCAACGCCCACCGTATCGGCCATCTACACCGCCTATGAGGCGGCGGCCGATCACGGCTTTCGGGAACATCTGGGCGCGTCACTGATCGGCACCGAATGCGAGCGCGCCATCTGGTACGGCTTTCGCTGGACCACGCGCGCTAGGCATACGGGCCGCCTGCTGCGGCTATTTGATACTGGCAATCTGGCGGAGCCACGCTTTGTCGCTGATCTCCGCCGCATCGGTGTCACGGTGCTGGATCTCGATCCAGCCACCGGGCGCCAATGGCAGCTACGCGATGAGGGCGGGCATTTCGGCGGCAGCATGGATGCGGTGGCGATCGGTTTTCCCGAAGCGCCCCGCGCCTGGCATGTCTGTGAGTTCAAGACGCATAGCGAGAAATCATTCCTCGCCCTGAAACGCGATGGCGTCGCGAAGGCCAAGCCGCTGCACTGGGCACAGATGCAAAGTTACATGCATCTCGCCGGCCTGGAGCGCGCCTTTTACCTCGCGGTGAACAAGAACACCGATGAGCTCTACCAGGAACGCATCCGCTACGATGCCGAGGCCGCGCTGCGCATCATGGCGAAAGCCGCGCGCATCATCGCGGCGCCGCGCCCCCCGGCACGGATCAGTGATGATCCCGCATGGTGGCAATGCCGCTTTTGCGAGCATCACGCGATCTGCCATGACGGTGCAACGCCGGAGCGGCATTGCCGATCCTGCCTGCATGCCTCGCCCACCAATGACGGCGCCTGGCATTGCGCGCGGCACGACCATCAGCTTGGCCGGCGCGACCAGGAGGCCGGCTGCGTCGCGCATCTCTTTATCCCGGACTTCATCGCGGGTGAGCAGGAGGATGCTGGCGAGGATTGGGTAAGCTATCGGCTGCGCGACGGTACAGAGTGGCGCGACGGCGTGCCGGAAGCGCAATCCCAAAGAGTTATCGCGCGAAGCCCCTGCCTTACCTGCGACGGCACCATGTTCCTCGTGGCGCCCGGCAAGGGGCCGCATATCGCTGAATTGATCTGCACAGGCTGTGAGCGCGGTGGTCGCTGGCTCAGCAAGGCAGATGCGGTAACGATGGGGGTGGCGGCATGAACCGCGATCTCCTGGTGATCGTCACCATCAAAAACAATGCGCTGCTGACGGCGATGCGCGCTGCAGGATGTGAGACTGCAGCGGCACTCGCACGCGACAGTGGCGTCTCCTATACGCGCGTCAGCGACTACCTGAAACTCAAGATCGCGCCGCTGCGCCAGGACGGAGAATGGCGCAGCTGCATCCTCGCCATCTCGAAGACGCTATGCAGGCTGCCCGAGGATCTCTTCCCCGCGCCCTTCATACGACGGGCGCTGGATACCAACCGCGTTACGCGGGAAGTCGACGCAGAGGATCTACCGGCACTTGTTGGTAGCGCGACCACCTCAATTGCCTACGATCCGGAACGAGCGATCTCCGTGGGCGACGCCGTCAGTGCGCTCGACGCCGCGCTGGCCACCCTGCGCCCGCGCGAGCAGCGCATCATGCAGATGTATTTCGGATTGAATGGCGACGCGCCACAAACATTCGAAGACATCGGACAATCGTTCAATATCAGCAAGAACCGAGTGCGGCAGATCGTGCTCCGGTCCCAGCTTCTACTTTCGGCCCCGAGGCTCGATCTGCGCCGGCGCTGCGCGCCGCTCCTTGAGGATGGAATGGAAGGGGCGCAACGTTGACCCTCTCCCTCCGCCCCTATCAGCGCTCGGCCATCGAGGCGCTATACGAATATTTCTCCGCCAGCGCAGGAAATCCGCTGGTCGTGCTCCCAACCGGCTGCCATGCGGCTGGGACTCTGATCCTGATGCATGACGGTTCTACAAAATCGGTCGAAGACGTGGTGCCAGGTGACCTGCTCATGGGGCCAGACAGTAAACCACGTCGCGTTCTGCAGCTGGCCCGCGGCCACGAGCGTATGTGGCAAGTAACCCCGAAGCGTGGCGGTCATGCCTTCGCCGTCAACGAGGGCCACATTCTGTCTCTTGCGACAACCAATGAAGGAAAGCCCTATCGCTGCACTCAAGATGGCAGCAGGATCGATAATATCTCCATCCGTGAATATATCACAAAGTCGAAATCATGGCGTCACCTTCGGAAGCTGCGGCGGGTTGCCGTAGACTTCCCGGTCCGCCCGGCACCGCCGTTTGATCCCTGGGCGCTTGGTGTGCTGCTCGGTGATGGATGCCTGACGCATGGTGTGGCGGTCAGCAACCCGGATATAGAAGTACTCGACGGCCTCTGGGCTGAGATGGAACGATACGGGCTTCACTACAGGGCGCGGGAGAATAGCCGCGGTACCTGCTGGGGGGTTGTGTTTTCAAATACCCTCGCTCAGCGTGGAAAGCCCAACCGCGTGAAAGCCATCCTCCGTGAGCTTGGCCTTGCCGGTCACGACGCTTCGGAGAAGTTCATTCCCGAGTGCTACAAGGTGGGTAGCCGTGATGTTCGCTTAGAGGTTCTGGCTGGCCTACTCGATACTGATGGTCACCTTTTCGGTGGGACTGGCTTTGACTACATCAGCAAGTCAGAGCAGCTGGCTAGGGACACCACTTTTGTTGCCCGTAGCCTCGGCCTTTGCGCGTCATGCGTGCCCTGCCAGAAATTCGATCAGAACGGCGTTGGCGGCACATACTGGCGTGTGACTATCTCCGGCCACACAGATATGATCCCGACCCGCGTCGTACGGAAACGTGCTGCGCCGCGCCGCCAAAAGAAGAACCCGCTGGTCACCGGTTTCGATTTACAACCGCTGCCGGAGGGCCTTTTCTATGGCTTCTCGCTTGATGGCAATCATCTCTATTTGACTGCCGATTTCACTGTTCATCACAATACGGGCAAAAGCCTCTGCATCGCAGGATTCACGCAGGAGGCGATCGCCGCCTATGGCGACACTCGTGTTCTGGTCCTCACCCATGTGAAGGAGCTGATCCAGCAAAACTTCATGGCGCTGCTGCGCGGCTGGCCTGATGCACCAGCCGGTATCTATTCGGCTGGGTTGTCGCGGCGCGACATTCACGCGCAGATCCTCTTTGCCGGCATTCAATCCATCCACCGCCACGCATACAAGGTGCAGCGCTGCGATCTGGTGCTGATCGATGAAGCCCATCTGCTCGGCCGCAATGACAGCGGCATGTATCGCCGCTTTCTCACGCAACTCAAGGAGATCAATGCCGGCCTCACCAAGGTGGTTGGCTTCACCGCTACACCTTACCGGCTGGATAGCGGCCTGTTGCACGAGGGCGAGGATCGGCTTTTTACCGACATTGCCTATGAGGTGCCGGTGTTGGAGATGATCCAGCAAGGCTATCTCTGCCCGGTCGTCCCGAAGCAGACCACGACCCAGCTTGATGTCGGTGGTGTTGGCACGCGCGGCGGCGAATTCATCGCCAAGGACCTTGAGGCCGCAGTTGATCGCGATGAGGTCACGCGCGCCGCTGTGGCCGAAATTGTCGAGCACGGAGCTGACCGCGGATCCTGGCTGGTGTTCTGCTCGGGCGTTGCCCATGCGCGCCATGTGCGGGACGCGATCCGCGAGCACGGCATCAGCGCCGAGACAGTCACGGGCGACACACCCGGGCCCGAACGCGATGGCATCCTGACCGCATTCAAGGCCGGAAGGCTGCGCTGCGTCACCAACGCCAATGTGCTCACCACCGGCTTTGATGCGCCGGGCACTGATCTGATCGCGCTGCTGCGCCCGACAAAGAGCGTCGGGCTCTATGTCCAGATGGTTGGTCGCGGCACGCGCCTTGCCGAGGGCAAGGATGACTGCCTGGTGCTGGACTTCGCCGGCAACACCGCGCGGCACGGCCCGATAGACACCGTGGATGGTCGCAAAAAGGAACCCGCAGAGGACGGTAAGGCGCCGATCAAAACCTGCCCCGAATGCAAAACCATCAACCACGCGAGCGCGCGGCATTGCGTTGAGTGCGATTATGAATTCCCACCGCCGGTGGTGAAGGTGGCGCCGAAGGCAGCGTCGGACGCGCTGCTGTCGACGCAGATCCAGGCAGCCTGGTGCGATGTCACGGATATTGGCTACTCGCGGCATGAAAAGGCCGGCAAGCCGGCGTCGCTGCGCGTCACCTATGAATGCGGCCTTATCCAGCACAGCGAATGGGTTTGCTTCGAGCACACCGGATTTCCCCGCGACAAGGCGCTGTCCTGGTGGCGGCGTCGTGCGGGCAATCTGCCGCCGCCCATGACGGTGAATGAGGCGCTGGCCCAACAGCAGCATCTGCGCCGCCCCATCGCCATCCAAGTCCGGCCCACCGGCCAATACACCGAAATCACTGCAGTGAGGTTCATTTGAAATGCGCTGCCTGTCGCCTGCGCACTACGCGCTGCTTTGGCTGGTTCGATCCGCGGCGCAAGACCGGCGCTCCGCGCTGGGTCTGCTCCATGCGCTGCATGCATGCCATGCGTCGGAGGTGGGGCGTGATTGATCCCGATGAACACGAAATCGCCGCCATCCAGGCCGCGAGCCCCATGGCGGGCGAGTATCTGGAGAGCATCGGCAAGACCGATCTTGCGGTGCTGAGCGATGCCGAATGGCTGACGCTGCTGGAGGTAATCGTCACCGCCTATCAGGACGCGTTGGCGCAACGCCTGGATAGCGGCAGCCATCCCGCACCGCCTCTGCCAGGGAGGGCCGCATGAAGGATTTCATGGCCCAATTCGGCGCGCGGCTGGTAGATAATGGCTATCCCGTCATTCCCATCATGCCAGGCGCCAAGGTGCCGGGCCACTTCCGCAAGGGCGCCTGGGCGGCCTATCCGGATTGGACGCGGCACTGCGACCGGGCGACCAAAAGCTTTGAGATCGACATCTGGCGTCGCTGGCCCGATTGCGCGGTGGGCATCGCCTGCGGTGCGGTGGTGGGCATCGACATTGATGTCCCTGATGCCTCGGTCGCGGTCGCGCTCACCGATCGGGCGAAGCGCATGCTGGGCGAGACGCCATGCCTGCGCATTGGCCAGGCGCCCAAGCGCTTGCTGGTCTATCGCGCTGCCACTGCCTTTCGCGGGCGCAAGCGTCATCCGCTGGAAGTGCTGGCACGCGGGCAGCAATTCGTCGCCTATGCCATCCATCCCGTCACCGGGCAGCCCTATGCCTGGCCAGAGGACGGCCTGACCGACACGCCGCTTGCCGACCTGCCGGAGATTACAGAAGCGGCCTGCGACGCCTTCCTGGACGCCGCGTGGGACATGGTGCCGGCGGCGCTGCGCAAGACAACACTGCACATGGATAGCCCGAGCGACACCTGGCGCGGGCCATCCGATCCGCGTGGCACCCCAGAAGCCGTCGCTGCCGCGCTGGCCTATCTGCCGAATGATGATCTGCCGGGGAATGAATGGATCACCATCGGCGCTGCGATCAAAGCCGCGATTGGCGAGGAAGGCCGCCAGCTTTGGATCGACTGGTCACGCAATGCGAGCAAGTCCGGACAATCGGGCCGCAGCGACACACCAGAACGGCGCTGGGCCACTCTCAAGCCGCATAGCGCAGGTGCGGGAAAGATCTATTGGCTGGCGGAAAAGCGTGGCTGGCTTCCGCCGCCTGAAATCATCCTGAATGGGAATGTGGCGGAGCAAATGGCAATGCCGCATCCGGCGGCGGGGCTGTTGGAAAAATTGCAAGCCAAGCGCAGCAAGCCGGAAAACATCACACCGTTGCCAGTGCCGGAGGAAGTGCTCCGCCCGGGCGGTGTTCTGCAAATGCTGATGGATGAATGCGTCAGAACCGCGCTGCGGCCGCAGCCATTCTTGGCGCTCGGTGCCGCCATCTGTGCCGTCGGCGTTCTTGCCGGGCGAAAGTACCGCACGCCGACAGATCTTCGAACCAATATCTACGCCGCAGCTATTGCTGAGAGCGGCGGCGGCAAGGATCACGCGCCAGAAGTCATTCGGCGCTGCTTTGATCTTGCGAAGCTCGAATGCTTCCTCGGCGGGGAGACGATCGCCTCCGGACGCGGAATGCTCTCTTCCCTGGAACAGCACCCGGCCAAGCTTTTCCAGATCGACGAATTCGGGTTGTTCCTAAATTCCGTCGCCGGCGGCAGGGCACCGGCCCATAAGGCCGAAATCTGGTCGGAGCTGCTCAAGCTCTACAGCCGCGCAAAGGGCGTCTACCGGGGCACCGAATATGCCAACAAGAAAGACGCGCCGCGGATTGATATCCACCAGCCCTGCGTCTGCTTTTACGGCACCACCACACCCTCCACCTTCTGGAAGGCGCTTGAGCACGGCGCCATGGTGGATGGCTCCCTCGCGCGCTTTCTGGTCTTTGCCACTGACATCAATCGGCCGGAGCGAAACCGGAATGCCGGTATCATTGCCCCATCGCCAGCGCTGCTCGACGCGCTTCGGCTGATCGCTTGCGGCCCGGGCGAGCCGCCGCCAGCTGGCAACCTGCCCGCGCTGCATATTGCTCCGATGGTCGCGACCGAGGATGCCACCCCTGAGACCATCCAGATGAGCGCCCCCGCTGCCGCGCTTCATGACAGCAAACTTATCGAGGAGGATGCCTGGGCAAGGAAAGTCGCCGGTAGCCACGAAGCCGCGATCGTCAACCGTCTTGGTGAGAATGCCAGTAAGCTCGCGCTGATCAGCGCCATAAGCCGCAATCCTTCGCGGCCAGAGATTACCGCGCCTGATGTGTCCTGGGGTTGGGCGCTTGCCGAGCATTCCGCCCGCAGCGTGTTGCGCGATGCGCAGCGATTCCTGGCGGAAAGCCCCTTTGAGAAGCGGCTGAACAAGGCCCTCGAAATTATCGGCACGCATGGGCCATGCAGTCGGCGCGAGATGTTTCACAGGGGCTTGAAGCTGACCGCGCGCGAGTTCGCCGAGTTGATCGAAACCTTGGTGTCAAACGGTGCGATCACTGAGATCCAGTTCGGCCCCTCCAAGACTGCTGGCCGCCCGCTTGGGCCGCGCTACATCCTGGCGCAGCCGATCGGTGAACAAGTCGCCGGGGAGGCCGCGAGCGATGAATAACAATACTTTTTGCGTCGTCGCCAAGCTATTGAAAATAGGCTTTTGTGGGTTTTGTTATTATGTGCGCGTGCGCGGGGGTAAGGCGCAACCCCACACGTGTGCGGGCACGCACTGGCTAATCCCTGTACATAATAACAAAAGTAACAATATTATTTTTTATATATATATCATAGGGATAGAGGAGCGATTCTGTGATTGCCTCGGGTTTTGTGCATGACCCGACTTTCTCCGCCCCTCCGTCGCCTTGCCTCGAGCGAAAGCGCCGAGCATATGCGCGCAAAGCATCGTCTCGCCAGGTGGCTCAGCGCATTTGCGGCCGAGGCCCACACCCCAGACTTTCGCGTGGTGGTCGAGTATCCCTTCACGGAGGGTGGCGGCGGTATCATCGCCTGGGATCAGAGTGGCTTTGAGCGCAAGCCAACACGCCAAACTCTCCGCAAGCGCTGGGGAGCCGTGATCTGCATCTGCGATCTGGTGCTGATCGAAGGCGAAAAGGTGACGACCGCGATCGAGGTCGTGAAAACCAACGCTACGCCGCAGTGGAAACTAGACTGGCTGCACTCTCACGGCGTCGCGGTCTACGAGGCCCTCGCAGAAGCCGTTCTGGAGGGCAAGGAACGGCCTCAGTCGTTTGACAGCCTGTTGATGCCGACATGACCCTCCCTGGCTCTCCAGCGCCGCCGCGCTCGTCCCTGAACCGCGGCACGCGCAGCCCCACCACCACACCCGAGATGGAAGCCCTCCGCCGCCGCGTCTGGCAGCAGCAGGGAGTGGTCTCACTCGCGATTGAGGACATCCACGACCCCTGGCTGCGCCAGGCGGTCCAGAACGAAGCCGTGCGCCGCTGGGGGCCTCGGCAGCAGGAGAAGAACCATGGCCGCTAAGCGCAAGCAAAAACGCACCAAGACGCCGGATACGATGGGCCCGTCCCAATGGCGGCTGCAACATGGCGACTTCACGCCGCCGATCCGCGAGGCGGATCCCGAGACCGGAAGGCCGGTGCAGCATCGCCGTGCGGTGGATACGCTGGGCATGATGCTGGCCAACGGGACGATCACGCAGGAGATGCACGACGCCGGCGCTACGTTCCGCGCGCTGTTCTACGTGGCCGCGCTGGATGGCGTGACGCGGTCAGCCCTGCTGCGCCTGCCTGGAGGCATCAGCGATGACCTTTCCGAACGCAGCCTGGACGCGCGGCGACGGGTGGCGGCTGCGCTGAATGCGCTGGGCGGTCATGACAGCGCGGCGGGCTCCTGTGCCTGGTACGTCGTTGGGCTGGAAATGTCGGTGCGGGAATGGGCCATGCGGCAAGGCTGGGGCGGGCGGCCTGTACCGCCGCCGCAAGCGCAGGGGATGCTTGTGGCCACACTCAGCGTGCTGGCGGGGCATTTCGGGCTGGTGGGGCGGCAGAGGGCGGCGTGAGGCGCGCCACGACCATTGCCTACCCACTCAGCTTCCAGTGATACCCGCAGCGGCCACCGTCCGCGCAATGGTCTCCCTTTGCGCGGATAGAAAGCTGGCAAACGCACCCGGCGACGAGCCCACTGGCACAGCACCAAGTGTCGCAAGACGATCACGCACCGCTTGTTGGTTTACGGCATGCTGCGCCGCTTGATGAAGCCGCGCTATAGCGCCTTCAGGCGTACCGGCCGGAACAAACAAACCATTCCACTCCTGAAAAACAAAGCCTGGCACCGCCCCTTCGTTGGCTGTGGGAACATCTGGCAGAGATGCCATTCGTTCCGAGCTCAGTATGCCAAGGGGTATGACCTTTCCTTCACGGGCAAGCGCGACCGTCGAACCCGCAGTCACGACTGCGAATGCTAGGTTGCCAGACATCACGTCCTGCAACGCTGGTGCAGCACCGCGATACGGCACGTGAGTAGCGCGAACGCCCGCTTGCCGAAGCAGGCTTTCAGCCGCGATGTGAGGGCCCGTTCCATTGCCCGACGAGCCATATGAAAAATCTGCGCCGGGCTGCTTCAGGCGCTCGAGCAGCTGTGCGAGCGAACGCATAGGTAAGTTTGGATTGCAGACAACAATGATCGGTTGGCTCACGACCAACGAGACAGGGGCAAAGGCGCGCGCGTAATCGAAGGATAAATCACGGATCAAAAGCGGATTGATCACGTGCCCCAAGGCATCGAGAAGAAGCGTATGCCCATCGGGCTGAGCCTGTGCGGCAGCGGCAGCACCGATCGAACCACCAGCTCCAGCGCGGTTCTCCACCACAACTGACTGCCCAAGAACCTCAGACATCGGACCGGCGATCAGACGTGCGACCGTGTCGATTCCGCCACCTGGCGGGTAAGGGGCAATGATACGCACTGGGCGGCTTGGGAAGCTTTGAGCGCGAGCAAAGCTCGGCGAGGTAAGGGCAGAGGTACCCGTCAGCAAAGCGACAATGGATCGACGACTAAGCATTCGAGGAAGCTCCCGCTTGATGATGGCTCATGAGCCCTGCTTACTGAAAGCGTAAGTGTCTGGTCGCTAACCTGCAATAGTGGGCCCAATAAGGTTTCGATCTTGGGCGAGTCACAAAAAAATTCGGTGGACGAAAACAAACGCAACGCAGCGAAAAAATGTCGTGTTGCACAGCGGAATTCGCTTCGGCTATTATGCCTTCACCTTAAAGAATTGTGATCGCGATTGATCGTGAGGTCGTCGCAGGTCACGTTCCTGAAGGCCAGAGAGAAATAGCGAAACCAAGAGTGAACCTGATGGTTCCTTCCTGGCCATGTCGTATGCGGGGGGCGGAAGCGCCCGACCCCTCTAGCGTCAGAATAAAAATATGGGTTGCAGTTTGCACTATAGCCACATGAATTCAATGACTTAGGTGCAAACCTAGGCCCCCCAGGTTTGCACCTGGTTTGCACCCAACCCCCGCATGGTTTGCACCAATTCGGCGTGATTTCAGCAGCTTAGGTGCAAACCTCAGCGCATAGCGCCGCGCATCCCAGCCCACTCCTTCCCGGATACCCCCCATGACGCTTCCCTGGATGGCCGAGCGGATCCAACTCCGCGCTATCGCTTCGCTGCGCCCGCATGCAGGCAATGCGCGCGTGCACGACGCAGCGCAGCTCGCGCAGATCATGGCCAGCATGCAGGCCTTCGGCTTCACCAACCCGCTGCTGGTGGACGAGGATAGCGTGGTGATCGCGGGCCATGGCCGCTTGGCGGCGGCGGAAGCGCTCGGCATCGCCAAGGTGCCGGTGATTGTGCTGAAGCACCTCGCGCCCGCGCAAAAGGAAGCGCTGCGGCTTGCCGATAATCGCATCGCAGAGAACGCAACATGGGACCAGGCGCTGCTGCGAGATGCTTTGGCCAGCGTCCAGGCGGCGGAGATTGACCTGGCTGCGCTCGGTTTCTCGGCGGATGAACTTGCGGGCATCCTCGCGGCGGCTGGAGAGGCCGTGTCCGACGGCGATGCGCCCGAAGCCCTGCCCGCACACACCGCCGAGAACCCTGCCGCGCCGGCAATTGCCGAAGATGCCGACGACCCTGCCGATGCTGAACCTGAGGCACCGCGCCAGGCGGTCTCTCGCCCAGGCGATTTGTGGTTGCTGGGCGCGCATCGGCTCTTGTGCGGTGATTCTACCGACGCAGCCACGGTGGCGCGCGTGATGGAAAGCGATCGCGCCGCGATGCTGTTCACCTCGCCGCCCTATGGGAACCAGCGCGATTACACGACCGGCGGTGTTTCCGATTGGGATGCGCTCATGCAGGGCGTGTTCCAGCATCTGGACGCAGCGCTGCGGCCGGATGGTCAAGCACTGGTCAATCTTGGCCTGATCCATCGCGAGAATGAATGGCTGCCCTATTGGCAGGGTTGGCTGGAATGGATGCGCGCGCGTGGCTGGCGCCGCTTTGGCCTCTATACCTGGGACCAGGGGCCGGGATTGCCGGGCGATTGGAACGGGCGTTTAGCCCCGGCCTTCGAACTCGTGTTTCACTTCAACCGGACAGCGCGGCAAGCTAACAAGATCATCCCCTGCAAATGGGCCGGTACGCCAAATAAGGGCAGTGGGCTGCGCGCCGCCGATGGCGAGGTGAAGGCCTACACGCATATCGGCCAGCCGGTGCAGGACATGCGCATTCCTGACGCGGTGCTGCGTATCACACGCCATAAGGGGCGCGGGATTGAGACGGAGCATCCGGCGGTGTTTCCGGTGGCACTGCCGGATTTCCTGATGCGCGCCTACACCGAGGCTGGCGAGGTGGTGTTTGAGCCCTTTGCCGGCAGCGGCACGACGCTGATTGCCGGCGAACGCACGGGCCGCGTTGTGCGCGGCATTGAATTGGCGCCGGCCTATGTAGATTTGGCGATTGCGCGCTGGCGAATGCTGTATCCTGATCAGCCGGTGACACTTGCGGGCGAAGGGCGCGATTTCGATGCGGTAGCAGCAGCGCGGGCGGAGGTTGCCCATGCAGCCTGAGCTTGCCGTTGTATCGCTGCCTGTGGCGGCGCTGGTGCCTTATGCCGAAAATGCGCGCACGCATTCGCCAGCGCAGGTAGCGCAGATTGCTGCATCGATCGCCGAATTCGGCTTTGTGAACCCGGTGCTGGTGGATGGCGCGGGTGTTCTGGTCGCAGGCCATGGCCGCGTCATGGCGGCCAAGCGGCTTGGGATGGCCAGCGTGCCTGCTATTCGGCTCGCCCATCTCACCGAGCCTCAGGCACGTGCGTTGCGGCTTGCGGATAATCAAATTGCGCTCAATTCCGGCTGGGACGAGGCACTGCTCGCGGCTGAGATCGCGCGCATCCGTGATGATGCCTCGGTGGATTTGGACGTGCTTGGCTTTTCCGCCGAAGCGCTTGAGGATTTGCTGGCCAGCATCGACGCCAATGGTGACGCGCCCGCGCAAGGTGATCCGGACGCACCGGCGCCGGAACCACCCGCGCAGCCAGTCACGCGACCCGGCGATCTCTGGCGCCTTGGTCGCCATCGGCTGCTCTGTGGCGACGCCACCAATCGCGCCGATGTTCTCCGCCTGCTCGGTGGCGCGAAGCCGCATTTGATGGTGAGCGACCCGCCCTACGGGGTTGGCTACGATCCCGCCTGGCGCAACGAGGCTGGCGTCTCGTCCACCGCGCGCACGGGCAAGGTTGCCAATGATGACCGCGCCGATTGGCGCGAAGCCTGGGCGCTGTTCCCCGGCGATGTGGCCTACATCTGGCATGCCGGCGTGCATGCGCGCACGGTGATCGAAAGCCTGGAGGCCGCAGGCTTTGTCGTTCGCAGCCAGATCGTCTGGGCCAAGCCGCGCCTTGTGCTCGGGCGTGGCGATTATCACTGGCAGCATGAGCCGTGCATTTATGGTGTCCGCAAGGGTGCCACCGGTCATTGGCAAGGCGCGCGCGACCAGACGACACTTTGGCCGATCGGCGCCGGTCCCGAGGATATGGCAACGGTGCATGGCACGCAGAAGCCGGTGGAATGCATGCGCCGCCCGATGCTGAACAATAGCGAACCCGGCGATGTGATCTACGAACCCTTCTGCGGTAGCGGCACGGCGATCATCGCGGCCGAGACTGCCGAGCGCATCTGCTATGCGATGGAAATTGATCCCGGCTATTGCGATGTGACGATTGCGCGGTTTGAGGCCATGACGGGCCAGCCCGCGATACTGGATGGCGAGGACCGAACCTTCGCGGATATCACTGCAGCACGCGCAACCAATAGATCATGATTGAAACTCTCCAATCATAGCAACGAAATTACGCTCAATCTCGCTTGGCTCGCCCCCCGCTACAGCGCGAATGGTCCCTCAGGCGCAGGGAATAACCCCGGCGCCGCAGCAAGGAGACCAAGATGAACGACACCATCGACACCACCCAGCTTTTCCTGGAAATCGCCAAGCGGCACATGCCATCGGTTGAAACGCTGGAAACCAGAAACCGCGACGCGCTTGATTTTCACGATGTCGCCGTCTGGTCCATCCGAAATTCACTCGCGGAGGCATACGCAGCCGGCCAAGCCGCCGCGAAGCGCAGCAAAAAGCGCCGCTAATCATGGCGATCGGGGGCCAGATAGCAGCAGCTTCTGGCCCTCACATCATGATCAAACCCTGCTGAACATAGCAATGAAATAACGCTCTATTTCGCTTGGCTCAGCCCCCATCACAGCGCGAATGGTCTGTCACGCGCAGGGGATTTCCCCCGCCGATGACGGAGACAAACAGATGAGCACAATCCTTCCCACCGAAAACCAAGACTGGGGTTTCTGGGGCACCATGCGCGAACACGCAGCGCCCGCCTGGCCGATCGCCTTCACCGCGATCCACAACGCAACCAGCACGGATCCCGCCTCGGTGCGCGCCTTCCTCGACAGCCGCTACGGGCGCCACTTCGCGGATGGGGTGAACAGCCAGATGCATCACGGCGCGAGCCTCGCGGATGCCATCGCCAAGACCACTGCGGAATGGATGGGCTGGCGCATCACGCAGCGCACCAGCCGCGAGACGGGCATCCCCGCCGGCCTGCCCTACCTGACGGGCTTCGTGATCAACGAGGGCATCGCCGCCGAAGTGCAGGACTGAAGCGCAGCCCGCCGCAAGGCGGCGCCGCACTGCCCCGCAGGGTCCGCCCGCGGGGCTCCCGGCAGTAGGGGCCGATGGTCGGCGCCCGCAACCGGAGACCGAGACGATGAAACTTTCTGACACGCAGCGGATTGTATTGAGCCATGGCGCGCAGCACCCGCAATTGCTGGCGATTGCGCCGAAGCATTTGCCAGTCGCTGCCTGCCGCGCGGTGGTAAACAGCCTGATCAAAAGCCGCCTGCTGATTGAGGTTGCCGCACCGCGCGATCAATTGGCGATGGTGTGGCGCAAGGATGGGGATGGCACGCCGATCCTGATCCAAGTGACGGATGAAGGGCTGCGCGCCATTGGCATTGACCCGAATGAGGGGCGCGCGGCGCGCGACACGGCGCCGCAGGGCGGGGAAGAGAAGACGCCGCAGCAGGACGACGCGCAGGCAGAACAACCCGCCGAACCCGCGCCAGACACGCCCAACATGGGAAGCGTGAACCTGCGCGAAGCCGCCGAACGCTTGCTCGCAGCCTGGGAGGAAACACCGCCCGCGAATGCTGACAAAGACCCCATCACGCGCGCGATGGACATGCTGCGCAAAGTGCTCTCCCGCCGCGGCACACGTGCCACGGGCGCGCCGCGCAAGCCACGCGAGGGCACGAAGCAGGAAGTGGTGCTAGCCATGCTCCGCCGCCCTGAGGGCGCGACGGTGGCGCAAATCGCCGAGGCCACCGGCTGGGCGCAGCATACGGTGCGCGGGTTTTTCGCCGGGCTGAAAAAGCGCCAAGGGATCACGGTAGAGATTGCCGAGCGCATTCGCCAAGTCGGTCCGAACAAGCAGGGCGCAAAAGGCTCCTACACCGTCTACCGCGTCGCTGAATGAAGCTGCCCAGCCACAGCGGCATGAATGATTGCCAAGCCCAGGGATCATCGCGATCCCTGGCGCTTTATTGCCTTGGCTCGCGCGAAACACAGCGCGAAGCATCCGTCACGCGAGACGGAGAATGACGATGCACGCAGAAACTGAAACCCGATGGATCGTACTGGGCACTGATGGCCGGCATGTTTCCCTCGGACGCACCGAGCCGAGCGAGGCAGAAGTTTTGGTCGCCAGTAACACCCTTGCCGCGCAGGGGCTTTCCGGATGGCTCGCGCGCATGCAGGGTGAATACTACAGCCGGCGCAAGGTAACGCTCGAACCCCTCCAGCGCATCGGCATTGCGCATAACGCCGATTGGCAAGCCGCCCTTGCCGCATTCCACGCAGCGCGCCGCCGCGCCACACAGTGACACCCTGAACCCTCACCAACGCGCGGCGGGAGGTCGCCGCCATGGCTGAACTGACATCCTCCACGCGCGAAGCCGCGCGACGCCTCGGCGTCAGCGATACCACCATGCACAAAGCCGAACGCACGGGGCGCATCGCGCGCGAGCCGGATGGTCAATGGGACATCGCCAAAACCCGCGCCAGATTGTTGGAAACCGCCGACCCGCAGCGTTCCGCCCTCGCTGGCAGCGCGGCGGCCGAGGGCACGCCCTTTGCCCGCCTCAAGGTCGCGCAACTCGCGCTGAAGGTGGAAGCCCAGCGCCTGGCACTTGATGAAATCAAGGGCCGGCTGCTGGATGTCGCGACCGCCAATGCGACGATTGATGAAATCGCCAGCACTATGCGCGACGCTCTGCTGAATTGGCCCGCGCGCGTGTCGGGCGTCATCGCCGCCGAACTCGGCGTCGAACCCCATTTGCTGCAAACCATCCTTCAGCAACACATCAATGAGCTTCTGACGGAGGCTTCCGATCGCTTCGACCCTCCCGGCATCGGCGGCGAATGAAGGCCGCACGCGTGAGCATGTGCGCCGCCGTGCCGGGGCCATGCTGCGCCCGCCACCGCAACTCACGGTATCTGCCTGGGCGGAACAGCATCGTATCCTGGGCAGCCGCGCGTCATCCGAACCCGGCCCCTGGCGCACGAGCCGCACGCCCTATCTGCGCGACATAATGGATGCGCTTTCCGCCATGCATCCGGCGCGGCGGATCGTTTTGATGAAAGGCGCGCAGACCGGAGGTTCTGAGGCAGGCAATAACTGGCTTGGCTACATTCTGCATCACGTTCCCGCACCGATACTGGCGGTGCAGCCGACCGTGGAATTGGCCAAGCGCTTCTCGCGCCAACGCATTGACCCATTGCTGGAGGAAACACCGGCGCTGCGGGAACGCGTGGCGCCGGCCCGCGCGCGGGACAGCGGCAATACGATGCTGTCCAAGGAATTCCCTGGCGGCATTCTGGTACTTACCGGCGCAAATAGTGCGGTCGGGCTGCGTTCCATGCCGGCCAGGTTTCTGTTTCTGGACGAGGTAGACGCCTATCCCGGTGACATCGAAGGCGAAGGCGATCCGATTGCATTGGCCGAGGCCCGGGCGCGCACATTCGGCTGGCGCAGGAAAGCCTTTCTGGTCTCAACGCCAACCATTGCCGGGCGCAGCCGGATTGAACGGGAATATGCTGCCTCCGACCAGCGACGCTTTTTCCTGCCCTGTCCGCAGTGCGGCGCAATGCAATGGCTGAAATTCGAAAGCCTGATCTGGGAGAAGGGCGACCCGCGCAGCGTGCGCTATCATTGCGAGGATTGCGACACGCCGATTGAGGAACATCACAAGACCGCGATGCTCGCTGCCGGCGAATGGCGGCCGACTGCGGCAGCGGAAAACCCGCACACCATCGGCTTTCACATCTCGGCGCTTTATTCCCCGGTTGGCTGGCTGTCCTGGGAGCAGATCGCGCGCGATTGGGATGCCGCGCAAGGCAAGGCCGAGGACCTGAAGACCTTCCGCAACACGGTGTTGGGCGAGACCTGGCAGGATCGTGGTGAGGCGCCGGATTGGGAACGCCTGGTGGAACGGCGCGAGGATTTCCGCCTTGGTGTTGTGGCGCAGGACGCACTGGTGCTGACGGCGGGCGTCGATGTGCAGGATGATCGGCTGGAATGCGATATCTGGGCCTGGGCAGAAGGTTATTCCTCCTGGCTGGTTGATCACATCGTCATCGCCGGCAGCCCGCGTGAACGGGCGCCATGGGATGCGCTGGCGGAATTGCTGGCACGTGATTGGCCGCGCGCCAATGGCGGCGCAATCCGCATCGCCAAGGCCTGTGTTGATACGGGTGGTCGCGATACAGCGGCAGTCTATGGCCATCTGCGCCGGCTGCGCGACCCGCGCATTGCGCCGACCAAGGGGGTCGATGGTTGGAATAGGGCTCAGCCAGTGCAGGGCCCGACGCCCGTTGACGCGCTGGTGGATGGGCGCAAGCTGCGGCGCGGCTTGAAGCTTTGGACGGTGTCGGTCTCCACCTGGAAGGTTGATCTCTATCGGCGGCTTTGGCTCGGGCGTGGCGAGGCAGCGGAATTCCCGCCCGGCTGGGTGCATTTGCCCCAGGGGATCGAGGTTGAATGGGTCAAGCAGTTGGTGGCGGAGCAACTGCATCAGGTGAAGGACAGGCGCGGCTTTGTGCGCCAGGAATGGGCGAAGCTGCGGGATCGGAATGAGGCGCTGGATTGCGCGGTCCTGGCGCGCGCGGCGCTGTGGTTGCTGGGCGCCGATCGGTATGGCGAGCGGTTTTGGCACAGGCTGCGTGAGGACATCGCGAATGCGCCGGTGGAAAGTCAGGTAGCGGAGACTGCGGCGCCGCTTGCGGCGCCAAACCCTGAAACACCGCCAATGATGCGCCGGCCCGGTTGGCTGGCGCCGCGTGGCGGTTGGCTGCGCTGATTACTTTCGGGAGGAAATCATGAGTAACGGGGAACTCCACGCGCGTGAGCGCGAGGATCTTTCGCTGCATGTCGAGCGGTGTGCCGAGCGCTACACGGCGGTGCGTGCCGAGATCTGCGGCCTGCGCAAGCAGACACGCCGGATTGAGGGCGCGATCTGGGGCATCGTTGCTGTGCTTATTGCGCTTGGCGCGGGTGGCGCGCAGATCCTGCCGATCCTGCGTGCCCTCGCGCGTGGTGCGGGTGGGTGATCTGCCTTGGACCCCTCAACCCTCGCTTGGGCGTTGGCGCAACCCGTAGGAAGCCGCGCGGCCGTGCTGGCATCAGCCTATACCGGCGGCGTCACGCGCGTGACCTTCGAAGGCCGCACCGTCGAATATCGCAGCCTGGATGAATTGGGCCGCGCCATCGCCGCGCTTTACGGCGCGGAGAATGCCACTGCGCGGCGGCCGGGTGTGACACTCGCCAGTTTCACAAGGAACGCATGATGGAACAGACGCATTGGCAACCCGCCACGCTGGCGGTTGCACTTGGCGTGCCGGAGGAGGCCTTCCGCGCCTTCGCCCGGCTGCGCCAGATCGCCTGGGAGAAGGAACTCTCGCCTCCCGAAGCCGCAAGCCTCGCCCTCGCTTGGGTCGCGGCGGATCGCGCGGCTTGTCATGGCGCAATCGCTGAGGCTGCCGGTGCGCTGCTGGATAGCGTCACGGCCCCCGCCGCATGAAGCTTCACCTGCGCGCTGCCTGGAACGCTCTCCGGGGTTACGCTGCCGCGCAGGAGAACCGTGCCTCGGCCTGGTCGCCCTCAGGCGGCAGCGCGAATGGCGAAGTCGGTATGGCCGCTGCCAGCGTTGCACGCCGCGCGCGCGATGCTGTGCGCAATGACCCCTATGCCGCGCGCATCGTGGATCTCTGGACCGGCAATGCTATCGGTGCTGGCATCACGACGCGTTGGCCAGAGACGGCGCACGGCGCTGCCTGGCAGGCCTGGGCAGATAGCGCTGCTTGCGATGCTGAGGGCAAACTCGATCTCTATGGCCTGCAAGCGCTGGCCATGCGCGCGGTCGTCGAAAGCGGCGAATGCTTCATCCGGCTGTTGAGCGTGCCTACATCGCCGCGGAACCCGATCGGCCTCAGCCTGCAGGTGCTGGAAAGCGATCATCTGGATACCGCGCGCAATGGCGTGGTGAATGGCGCGCCGACCATTCAAGGCATCGCGCTTGGATCGGCAGGCGAGCCGATTGGCTATTGGCTTTTCCCAACCCATCCCGGCGCCTGGATGCTGCCGGGTGCGCGGCTGGCGAGTAACTTCATCCCCGCACGCGATGTGCTGCATATCTTTCGCAAGCGCCGCCCTGGGCAATTGCGCGATGTCTCCTGGCTTGCGCCCGTACTGCTCCGGTTGCGTGATCTTGGCGATTACGAAGCCGCGCTGCTGATGAAGGCCAAGATCGAGGCCTGCCTCGCCGCGGTGGTCACCGATGATGGCGAGGAAACCCTCACCAAGCCCAGCGATAGCAACCCTGGCCTGCTTCGAGATGCGCAAGGCCGCGCGGTGGAAAGCTTCGAGCCTGGGATGATCCTCTATCGGCGCGGCCAGGGTGATGTAAGTGTGGTGAACCCTTCCGGCGGTGGGTCGCATACTGCTTTTGCGCGGCGTTCGCTTGAAGCCGCTGCTGTCGGCGCGGGCCTGACCTACGACCAGGTCTCCGGCGATCTAACCCAGGCGAATTACTCGAGCCTGCGCGCCGGCAAGATCGAATTCCGGCGGCTGTGCGAACAGGTGCAATACGGGATGCTGATCCCGATGCTGGTGCGGCCCATTGCCGAGCGCTTTCACGCGCAAGGCGCGCTGCTCGGGCTTTGGGCGGATGCCATGCCGAAGGGCGTCGCGCATGTGCCGCCAGCGCATGAAATGATTGATCCACTGAAGGACACGACCGCGCTGATCGCCCAGGTGCGTGCGGGCTTTGTGCCGCAGCCCGAAGCCGCCGGCGCCTTCGGCTATGATTTCCGCTCGGCGGTCGAGATGATCCGCGAAGCTAATGCAGCGCTCGATGCGGCGGGCATCTCACTTGATACCGATCCGCGCCGTGTCGCCAAATCCGGCGGCGCGCAGGATGCAGCGCAAATGGCGGCGGTGGAAATCGCCGCGACCGGGGCGGCCGGGGGCACGTAGTGTATCAATAAACTAGACAAGAGCAGGCGATTACTCGCTGCGTGTATAGCCAAGAGCTTCGAGAGCAAGGCTAGCGGTTTCTAAACGCTGACGGAGTATCAGACCAAAGTCACCTTGGAGTTGACCGTCAAGCTTTTGCGTTACCTCGTCATGATTTTCCTGTGCGCCATCGGCGATTTTTTTGAAGGCAAGCAAGTTTACTCGTAATTCCGTTAGCCAATTCGCAGCGCGGCGACAAAGGGTAACATCGGGTGCCCCTAGGATAAGCGACACGTGTTCCCAGTCATGACGATCACGACGAACAATCCTATTGAACATCCCCTTGGATTCACTTATCGGGTCTAGGATTTTCTCATGGAAATCTTTGTCTTTTATGAGAAGACGTTCATCATTAATATCCTTGATGGGATTTTCAAAAAGATGTGAAACTGTCAAACATGCAGACAGATACTTCGGCCCCATTTTGTCGGAAATTGGTAAACTACCGAAGCGACGAAATGGGCGCTCTGGGGCAGCGCTAGGCTCAGCAAGCTGAGGGGCTAAACTCAAAGGCTCCAGAACATTGTTTCTTTCACGCGCGGGTTCCTGAATAAGCTCTTCAGCTTGATCTACGGCCTTGCGAATCTGTTCTGCAGGTGTCCAGCCTGTGTCATACGGTCGCTTTACCCAAATCGAACGCCAGGCATTCTTTGGGTATTTAAAAAATTGATTGATAAAATCTGAGGGAGTGGTCTCTTGGTCGTTGTACATGAGCTTATTGTTTACAACCTTTGCAATCTCGCTTCGACGCTTTTGTCCACCATCCTTTGGGGTGTGATGGAAGGAGAGAAGAGTACCGCTGGGCAGGAAAACGGTTTTCCACCGATACCCTTCCTCCATTTTATAGGCGGGTGCCGACACGAGCCCGGGATCCTTAGAAAACTCCTTCTCAAGCAATAGACGTAGCAGCGCTGGCAAGCTTAGGCCTCTCGCGGAGGCAGCTTCAGTCACGCGCTGATAGAGAGAGAGGGGAATGTTGCATTGCAAGGGAATAAGGTTTTCCAAGTTTTTCGAGCCCTGACATTAAGGGGTGAGGTGAGCGCTTGACTCGTTGGACCCATCATCCGGAGTCCACGTCATCCAGTTCGCAATGACACATCCCGTTGTCGCACCAATCGCCGTGACCGCGGCGCCCAAGGGACCCGATACATACGCCATCGTGCCGGCTGCTGAAGCGACTGCGCCCCACTGTTGCTTCGAGGGACTGAGGCTTTTCTTCTTGTTCATGATTGAGCCCCTTCAATCAAAGGCAGATCGCGAAAAACAGAGCACCGATACACATGGCAAGTAGATCGGTGATCCCTTCAAATAACTCTTTTACTTCGTCTAGAAGAGTAGTCGATTTCATCAGAGGAACTCCTATCAAGGTGGAGCGCGGTTTGATCGCGCTAGGGAACAATTCCCGGAAGACCGAATAGATAATCCGAATAAACACGTCAAGCGGAAATAGTTTTTTAAGCGAAAATAGCACATTAAAATAATGTAATCTATTCTTATGTTATAATCAAAAATACCTCAAGCATCTGTAATTAAGTAAATTTTTTTCACCTAGATCCTAGTGTGAGAAATTACATAGTCAAGGAATAGCACATGACCGAAACCACCGACCCGGGCGGGAGCGATCCCGCGCCGGTTGATCCCGCTTTGCCCGATCGACTTCCCTCCGATGGGCCATCGATCACCGCCCGCCGTGCCATCACGGCCCCCGCAACCGTCGATCGCGCCGCTCGCACGGTCGAGGTCGTTTGGTCCACCGGCGCGCGGGCGCGGAACTTCGTGCCCTCGCTTGGCGGCATCACCGAGGAGCTGGATATGTCGCCCAATGCGGTCCGCATGGCGCAGCTCGGCTCCGGCAATGCGCCTGTGCTGAATACCCATCGCAGCAGTGATGCGCGTGATGTGTTGGGCCGTGTGATTGCTGCCAGGCTTGAAGGCGGGCGCGGCCATGCGCGGCTGCAATTCTCTGCCGCTGCCGATGTGGAACCGCTCTGGCAGCGCATTGCCGATGGCACGCTGCGCGCGGTGAGCATCGGCTATCGCGTGCATCGCTACGACCAGCGCCCCGATCCGGTGAGCGGCGAGATGATCTACCGCGCCGTAGATTGGGAACCTTTCGAGATTTCGATCGTGCCCATCCCGGTGGATCGGGATGCGCAAGTGCGAGGCGCGGCGCCGCAGGGCGCGCCGTCCTTCGCCATTGAACCTGCCCTGGCTGATGAGGAACCACCCATGACTGAGACGACGCCGGAAACCCCGGCAGCCCCTTCGGCGCCGCCTGCCGCGTCGCCGCCCGCAACCACCACGGTGGAAACACCGCCTGATCTTGAGGCACTGCGCAGCGAGGCGCAGCGTGCCGAGCGTGAGCGTATCTCTGGCATTGATAGCGCCATCGAGGCCGCCCGCGCCCTGGTCGGCACGGAAACCGCTGCACATATCCGGCGTGAGGCTGTCGAGCGTGGCTGGCACCCGGACCAGGCGCGCCGCTCCCTGTTCGACGCCATGGTGAAAAGCGCTGTACCGCCTGCCATTCCAGCACGACCTGAAACCGGACCGGGACATGACTCGCCATCCGAAATCTTGGACGCCATGGCGGAAGCGCTCGCCGCGCGCAGCATGCCTGGCTATCAGCCGCAGGGTGCCGGGCGCCACGCCGAATTTATGGGCTGGCGGCCTTCCGACATGATCGGCGAATTGCTGCGGGTCCGCGGCGAACGCAATGTGCCGCGCAACCCGACGCTGTTGGCCGAACGTGCCTTTCACACCACCTCCGACTTTCCGCTGCTGCTCTCGGCTGCGGCGAACAAGATGCTACTCGCGGCCTATCAGCCGGCAGCGCCGAGCTATCGGCAGATCTTCCTCCGCCGCGATTTCCGCGACTTCAAGCCGCACCGTCATCTGCGCGTTGGTGATTTCCCGACCCTCATGCCGCTGATGGAGAATGGTGAAATCCAGGCGGGCACCATGTCGGAAAGCCAGGAAATCGTCCTGCTGCAAACCTTCGCGCGGCGCATCCGCGTCACGCGGCCGATGCTGGTGAATGACGACCTTGGCGCCTTCACGGATTTCGCCGCAGCGATTGGCCGCCGCGTGGCGGATTTCGAGAATGCCACCGCCTATGCGCTACTCAATCAGGCCAATGGCGATGGTCCGACACTGACGAACGGCCCGGCTGCGGTCTTTGGCACGGCGGCCGCGCGATTGAATAAGGCGGCGGCGGGCAGTGCGCTGGACATCAACAACCTTGCCAATGGTCGCGCTGCGATCCTGCGGCAAAAGACGCTGGACGGCCTGCCGATTTCCGTCGGCAATGCCATGAAGCTGCTGGTGGGCCCAAGCCTCGAATTGCCCGCGCGGCAATTGACGGTGAGTGTTGGCGCCACACAGATCAGCCACGCCAATATCTATGCCGGCTTTGTCCAGCCGCTGGTCGAACCGCTGATCCCGAATAATCGCTGGTACCTGTTTGCCGATCCGCCGACGGCGCCGGTCTATGTCTATGGCTATCTGAATGGCGCAGAGGGGCCGCAAGTCACCACAGGCCCGGTCTCGGGCGTGGATGGGGTTGAGGTCAGCGTGATCTTCGACTTCGGCGTCGGCGCCATTGATTGGCGCGGGGCCTGGTTCAATCCGGGCGCCTGATCACTCCCAACCCCTTTCATCATCGCAATTTCGCAACGGGCGTCCTTCGGGGCGCCTGTTGCGTTTCAGGAGAACCCTTCCATGCGTAACTTCATCCAGCCGGGCAATAGCCTGGCGATTGCCGTGCCCTATGCGACCGGCGTTTCCGCCGGCCAGGGCGTCTTGGTCGGCGCCTTGTTCGGCGTCGCGGCCGTGGACGGCGTGCAGAACGCCATGATCGAGGCCGGGACCACGGGCGTGTTCGACCTCACCAAGGAACCGGCGCTGGCCATCGGCGCCGGTGTGCGGGTGTTCTGGGACAATACCAACCGCCGCATTACCGCGACCGCCGCTGGTAATTTCCAGGTGGGCATCTCCACCCAGGCCGCGCTGGCTGCCGATGCCACGGTGCGCGTCTGGCTCAACCGCGTTCCGGCGGCGGGGGCGTGAGCATGACGAACCTGCTGGCGCGCGATCACGAACGCATGCAAGGCGTGCATCCCCATCTGGTGCGTGTGGTGATCGAGGCGCGTAAGGCCGCGCCCTTCATCGTGCTGGAAGGGCTGCGCTCCCGCGAGCGCCAGGCAAAGCTTGTCGCGCTTGGTGCATCGCGCACCATGAACAGCCGTCACCTCACAGGCCATGCGGTTGATCTTGGCTATTGGCTCGATGATGGAGATGGCGTGCCGGAGAATGGCGAAATCCGTTGGGACTGGCCTTTGTACGCACAACTCGCCAGCGCCGTGAAAGCCGCCGCGCGGCAATGCGGCGTGCCCATCATCTGGGGCGGCGATTGGCCAGGCTTTCCCGATGGGCCGCATTTCGAATTGGATCGGGGGAAATACCCATGATCGGCGCTTTGCTGCCCGCGCTGGTACCGATCCTGGGCGATGCGCTGAAACGCCTATTCCCCGATGCCGAGGCGCGGCAGCGTGCCGAGGCGGAACTGAATGCTGCCCTCCTCGCGCGCGCGGGCGAATTGGAGAAAGCCGCCGCCGATATCATCAAGACCGAGGCCCAATCGGAACATTGGCTCGCCGCCTGCTGGCGGCCAATCCTGATGCTGACCTTCGGTTTGTTGATCGTCGCACGTTGGCTTGGCTGGTCCGCGCCGGGGATAAGTGAGGCCGAGGCGCTGAAGCTCTGGAACATCGTGGAGATCGGCCTCGGCGGCTATGTCATTGGCCGTTCCGCCGAAAAGACACTGCCGCGCATTGTCGAGGTGCTGAGGCGATGAGCGCCTTCGATACCGCCATGGCCAGCCTGATCGCTGATGCGCATCTTGGCGTGGATGCGCAGTATCGCCAGGGCGGCACGGGCGCGCCGGTCAGCCTGCGCGTGCTGCGTTCCTCGCCCGACCGCATGGCGGATGCTTTTGGCACAGAGGTAATTTCGGCCAGCGATATTCTCTCACTCGCCATCGCCACCCTGCCTGATATCGCATCGGGCGATAGTTTTTCGATTGGCAACGGAGTGCTCACCGTCCGCCACGCCGAACGCGACGCCACCGGCACCGCCTGGCGCGTCTTTTGCCAACGATAGGCACGCAGCATGAGGCTTGGCGCGCAGCTGGTCGGCGATCTTCGCAAGATGCTCGCCGAAGAATTGCGCGCGGGCGAACGCGCCGCCATGGCTGCGATCCGCACCGAGACCGCCGAGGTCAAAGCCGAACTCCGCCAGCAGGTCACCACCGCCTTTGCCGGCAATGCGCGCGGTATCGCCAATGCTTGGCGGTCGATGGTTTTTCCTCGGACGGGCCAATCTCTCCGGCCTGCCGGGTTGGTATTCACCAAGGTCCCCAAGGTGATTGATGCCTTTGAGCGCGGCGCGCTGATCCGCGCCAAGGGTGGGCGCAAATTCCTCGCTATCCCCACCGGCTTTAACGCCGCGCGTGGCAGGCGCGGGCGGGGCGAGAAAGGCATGCGCGTGACGCCAGCGCAGATGGTGGCCTCGGGCCAGGCGTTTCTGCGGCCCTTCAAATCAGGGCGCGGCTTTGTCTGGTGCCTGCCACTCCGCGCCGGGGAACAGGCCGGGCGGCGGCGCCAACGCCTGCGGTTGATTGCCGGGGGTGTGGCAGAAATCGGCACCGCCCATCGCCGGGGCCGAGAGGCCTGGGCGCGCGGTCTACTCGCGCGCGGCATGGTGCCGATGTTTCTGCTGCTGCCGCAGGTGAAGCTCACCAAGCGGCTTGACGTAAAGGGCGCGGCGGAGCGTGGTCTGCGCCGCCTGCCCGGGCGTTTTGTGGCGGCCTGGGCCGCCGAGGCAGGGAGGCCGCGATGAGCCTGCGTGAAGCCGCCCTGACCGCCCTGTTCGCGCGCCTGAACGCCAGCCTGGCCGCGCGCAACCCGGCGCCCGTGATACGCCGCAATGAAACCGTGCCGCAGCGCCTGCCTTCGGGTGGGCTGGTGGTGCTGCGTGATGGGGAGAGTGTCGCAGAAACGCCCATCCTCTCGCCGCTTGCCTTTGCTATCGAACACCGCGCGGAAATCGAAGTGCTGGCAGCGGATAATGCGCTACTGGATTCGCTGCTGGTCGCCATCGCCGCCGCCGTCACCGCCGATCCCATGCTGGGTGGCGCGGTGGAATGGGCCCAGCCCGGCAGCACAGATATCGAAGATGTTGAATTCGAAGGCGCGGCCAGCGCGCGTGCCGCGAGCCTGCCTGTTGCCTTGTTCTTTACTGCCACCGGATCACCGCTGGCCTGATCGCCCTCCAGGAGAAACCCCATGCCCCGTGCCATTGGCGCGAATGCGCGCCTGCTGATGATTCCCGAGGCCAGCTATGGCACCGCGCCAAGCGGTAATTGGCGGCGCATGCCTTTTCTGTCGTGCAATCTGGGCGCGGAGCAGCCGCTGCTGGATGCGGATGTGATTGGCATTGGCGGCAATCGCGATACGGGCGCGCCGCTATTGGATACGGTCACGGTGGCAGGCCAGGCGGTGGTGCCGATTGACCTGATCAATTTCGGGCATTGGCTGCGGCTGCTATTCGGCCCGCCGACCACGAGCGGCACGAGCCCGAACTTCATCCATAGCTTTGGCTCGGGCCTAGCGGCACTGCCTTCCAACAGTATTGAAATCGGCTATCCGGATGTGCCAAATTTCGATGTGTGTACAGGCGTGCGAGCTGATACGCTGGAGATGGACTTCACGCCGACCGGTGCTGCCAGCGCGACGATTGGGCTGCTGGGCCAGGGCTCACTCCGCGGTGCGGCGAGTTCCGGCGGTACGCCAAGCGGCGCGGTTTTTGCGGCCTTCAATAAGGCGCAGGGTTCCATCACCCGCGCTGGTGCAGCGCTTGCGCAAGTGACTGGCGCGCGGATCAGTTTTTCGAATGGGATGGAGACGGTACGCACCATCCGCGCTGACCGGAAGGTGGAAGGTGTGGATCCCGGCATTGCACGCTGCACCGGACAAATCACGGTACGGTTTGAGAATACGGTGCTGCTAGCGCAGGCGCAGGGCGGCACGCCAGCGGAATTCGCCATGGCCTTCACGATGGATGCCAATCGCAGCCTGACGATCACGCTGCATGAGGTTTATCTGGCGCTGGCCAAGACGCCGATCGAAGGACCGGCGGGGGTGGAGGCGAGCTTTGATTTCAGGGCGGCGTTCAATGCGACGGCGGGGCGGATGATGACGGTGGTGCTCAGGAACCAGCAGGCGGGGGCGGAGTATGGGTGAGTCCAGTGGAGGGCGATTCGACCTTGTGTGAGGTAGAAACCTGGCTCCGTGGGTTCTCCAGCCGGCCGTCCTGGCGTGATCCTGGGCCTTCCGGACGCCGCTAAGAGGCACCTCGACGCGCGACCCTTGCGCCACCAAACTGTAGCTATGAGCATTGTTACCCCCCCGACGCCCCCGAGGCTCACCGATCGCTTTCCTCAGATGCCGCCCGCCGCTTGCTGTGCGGTTCTGGAGACCCTTCGGGCGGCACAGGACGACGAAGCGAGGGCGATGGCCACCGCGCGCCTCCTCGAGCATCAGCCGGTTCTGAACTACGAATATGAAGCGGGGCAGACCTTTTGGCGGGCCAGGCGAATGGAAGGTGAGACGCCTTACACGCACGAGCGTGAAATGCTTTGGCCGCCAATGGCGTCGGGTCAAGGCCGCGCGCATCGGCACGGTACACCAATGCTGTACGTCGCCGCAAAGCGTGACACAGCGCTGGCTGAGTGCGATGCCAGGCGGGAAGAAATGTTTCAGCTTGTCGGCGTTCGGATTCAGGCAGACACGCGGGCGCGCCTGATCCCACTGGGAGAACTGTTTCATGTCCAGAGAACGGGCATATCCCTAACGGGCAGCACCGAACGAGCGCGGATCATCGACGGACTACTAAACGCGAGTAGCCGGGGCTCAGCGGAAGGAATCGTGTATGTCGACGCCTGGTTAGACGACGAGTTTTCCAAGCCCGGTCAACATGACATGACCGGCTTGTTGGCAGAGTGCCTGTTCGCCAAGGCTGCTACGCCAGACGGGATATTATACCTCAGTGTGAAACAGAAGGGCGGACGAAACGTCGCGATCAGGCCAGCCGCCTTCTCTGAACGGTGGCACGTAGTTTCCAGCTCTGTCGTCCGAGTGCGCGAGGTACTCGGATTTGGAATGTTCGCGCTCGAATACATGGCTCATGCGGATGGGATTTTCGTAGATGGGCGCTTTCGCTGGGAGACTGGCACACCCTCGCAGAACAGCCACGTAGAGTGGAGGTAGTCGACCGCTAAGCAGATCACCTGAAGCACCCTGTGTTACGTGCTCCCATCAGAAGAAACTTAACCGTTGCGGCGGCATTGGCTGCGACTTGTAGAACAACGGGCTTGTCTCGCGTAAAGCGGCTTTCGAGACATAACCGAGCAGAAGCGCGTCTCCCCTGATCGCCAGCGGCACTGCCATGGCCAACCGTTTTTGACCAGTGAGTTGACATCCAAGCTGACACCGAAGAAATAATGGTTAAGAATGGAGATCAGCGAAATGGCGATCGATAGAAAATGCGTTCGATTTTTTCTTGATAAAAGAAACGCCCTTATTGTGCATTTTGCCAGCGTTCCACTGCTTTCGGGAAAGCAAATCTCTTATCCTTTGTCTTTATACACGGTAATCAATGACAATAAACTTGAACTATCTTGCTCTGTTGTACAACCACGCGATTCATTTGGTCCTCATTCTGACAAGAGGAATGCGACCGGCATGATTGGTCTCATTCTGCGACCTTTAACCGACGAGTCTGTGCTTGCTGTAAGTGATTTCGACGCGGGATCTCTACTGCAATCTGATGGGGCGAGATACTTCCCCCCGAAGCCAGTCACTTATGCCAACCTCTGTTCCAGTATGGAGCGCCGTGGGGTGCTGTATGGACCTCTCGCCGCTTACAACGAGTGGGGAATCAAGGAGTACGAAATCCGCGGACTATTTGTCGCCAGCACTGGTGAAAATGCGTTCGCGGAACCTACAGCGATTGAAGCGCAATGGGAGCGCCTAGCGGCGACATGCAAACGATTTCCATGTCTGCGTATCTACACTTTCATGGGCCCTTGCCTGAAGGAGATCGACATAAACGGTAATTTGCAAGCAGCGCCTCATGGGCAGTTGTACCCGCCCTGAATTCTGTTTGATCTGACTAAAAAACGCGCCGTACGGGCTGTTCGCTACATCCGCATCATTAGTCGATGCTCAACGATGCCGATGGCCCGACGATCGCGCTCATAAGTTGGCCGTCCCAACGCCCTCCAGGGGACCTACGCCCTTTGGTTGGCTCGCGCCGTGGATGACGCTGAGGAGGGCCTCCTGTGCAGCTCGCTTCAACGCTCCACGCTGTCGCGGGCCACACCCTAAGCATTCCCAACATAGAGAACCCCATGCTCACCCTCGACCTTCCCGTCGAGCCCTATTGGCTCGCCCTCCCACGCGGCGTCCGCGTGGAAATCCGCCCCATCACCACGGCCGTCATGGCCGCCGCCCAGGCAGCCTCCGCCCGCCGCCTCGGCGCGCTGCGTGCGGCGGAGCCGGAGCTAGACCCTGACATGGCCCGCGGCATGGCCTTCGCCTTCCTGGTCAAGGCCCTGGCCCGCCACGCCATCCTCTCCTGGGAAGGCATCGGCGATACCTCCGGCAAGCCCCTGCCGCTTTCCCCCGATGCGGTGGAACGCCTGATGGACCTGGACGATATCGCCGCTGCCTTCTGGGACCGCGCAACCTCACCAGTCGTTGCCGTGGCCATGGAGGGAAACGGCTAAGGGCCCGCGCCGCATGGCATTTCGGCAGCGGGCCCGAATATTGTCGCGGCTGCGCGGCCATCGCGCGCGATTGCGGCGATAGCTGCCCCTACACGGCACACGCACCGCTCAGCGTCGAGGCCCATGCCTGCTGGGCCGCCGGCACCGCCTGCGCTGAGGCCAGCATGGCCGGCATTACGCTCAATATCGCCAATGCGCTTGCCGCCGCGCGTGATCTCGGCGCGCAGGGCTGGGCTGCTTCGGAAATGCTGATGGCACTGCGCATCGGCATGTCAGAAGGCATCGCCACACGCGGCAGGGAGGAAACGCCCCATGGCTGACGCCACCCGCCGCGTCTCGGTGCGCCTGTCCTTGGACGACGCCGCGCGCGTAAAACAGGAATTGCGTGAGGTTGGTGAAACCGGCCAACGCTCCCTCGCGCGCATCCAGGGCGGCGCGGAACGTGCCTCCCGCGCGCTGGATTTGCTGGATGTCGCCGTGCGCGGCGTGCAGATCGCGGGCTTGGCTGCCGGGCTGCGCGCGGTGGTGATCGCCGGCGATGCGCTGACGCAATCCATGGGCCGGCTGAATACCGCGCTCGGTTCGGTGGAACGCGCCGGGGAGATCTATGACCGGCTCTATCAGGATAGCCTGCAAACCGGCGTCGCGGTGCGTGAAAGCGTGGACGCCTTCGCGCGGTTTTCCATCGCCGCGCGGGAGATCGGCGCCACCTCGGATCAGGTCGCAACTCTGGTTGGCGGCTTGCAGCGCATCGCCATTGCCTCGGGCGCCTCGCAACAGGAAATCTCCTCCGCCACCCAGCAGCTGGCCCAGGCCCTTGCCTCGGGCACGCTGCAAGGCGATGAACTGCGCTCCATCCTGGAAGGCCTGCCCACCCTGGCGCAGGCGCTGGCGCGCGAGCTTGGCGTTTCCATCGGTGAACTCCGCAAGCTCGGCTCCGAGGGCAAACTCACCGCCGATACGGTGTTTCCCGCGCTGCTGGGTGCGGTTGAAAAGCTGAATGGCGAATTCGAACGCGCGCCGCTTTCGGTGGGGCGTGCCTTTGGGCAGTTGACCGTCGCAACGGATCAATTCCTCGCCCGGCTGGATCAGGCCATCGGCCTTTCCAATACGCTGGCCCAGGCGCTATCCGGCGCGGCGCGCGTGCTGGATGGCGTGCGGCGTGGCTCCGGCCTTTTGCTGCCCACCGAGCAGGAGGCCGCGCGCCGGGCAGAGGCTACGGCACTGCGCGCGCAAATCGCGCGGCTTGAGGCTGAAATCGAAGGCCAAAGCCTGCCCACCGAACCACGGCGCGGCACCATCCGCAGCGGCCTGGTCGGCACCGCGCAGCAACAGGCCGGGGTGGACCGCGCCGCCCGGCTGGAGGAATTGCGCCGGCAGTATCAGGAACTCGCGGAGGAAATCACGCGCGGCGAACAGGCCTCCGGCGAACGGCAGCAGCGCGAGGCGGAAAGCGCCGCCGCCCAGGCCGCCGATGCACGCCGCCGCCGCGCCGGCGCGGATGCCGAGGAATTGCGCCGCGCGCTCGATGATCGCTTTCGCATTAATAGCGAATATGAGGACCGCGTCCGCCGCCTGCGTGAGGCTGAGGCCGCCGGTGGCATCACCGCCGCGGATCGCACCCAGCTTGAAACCCTGGCGCTGCAAGAACGTGATGAGGCCCTGCGCCGCATTGAGGGCACCACCCGCCGTGTCGCAGCCATCCCGCCCGCTGATCGCGCGGCGGAACGCGAGTTGAATGACCTGCTCCGCGAACGCGAAAGGCTGATCCTGGATAATGAGAATGCCTATGAACGCTATCAGCGGCGCCTGGAACGGCTTGGAGATTTGGCGGAGCGTGCCGAGCGCGCTGGCCGCCCCATCCCCACCGAGACCATCGCCCGCGAAGGCGAACGCGCTTTGAGCGAATTGGAGGAGGCCGAGCAGCGCATCAAGCGCAGCACGGAAAATACGCGCGACGCCGCGCGGGAATTGGGCTTTGCGTTTTCCTCGGCCTTTGAGGACGCGATTGTGCGCGGCGCCAGGCTGTCTGAAGTGCTCAAGGGCCTGTTGCAGGACATGACGCGCATTATCGCCCGGCGCACCATAACTGAACCTTTGGGCAATGCGGCCTCGGCCGGGCTTTCCAGTATTGGCGCGGGGAATTGGCTGAATGATATCGGCACCGCCATTGGCGGCTTGTTCCGCGCCGATGGCGGCCCGGTGGCAGCGGGCCAGCCCTACATTGTTGGCGAACGCGGCCCGGAATGGTTTGTGCCGAACCAGGCCGGCACGGTGCTGCCGAACGGCAGCGCGCCAGCCGGCACCACGATCAATACCTCTATCGCCATTGATGCGCGCGGCGCCGATGCGGGGGTGGAGGCGCGGCTGCGCATTTTGGCCGGGCAGATTGCGCGGCAGTCATCAAGCATGACGCTGGATGCCATTCGCCGGGGTGGCAGCGCTTATGAGACAGTGCGGGGGTAACAGCCATGGTTGAATATGTCTGGCCGGAGGCGCTGCGCCCGACGCGGCTGACATTCTATCTGCAACACAATACCACGCGCTTTGTCTCGCCCATCACGCGCCAGGCGCAGGTGCTGCGACGCGAAGGCGCGCGCTGGGTGGCGCAGGCGAGTTTTGAACCGCTGGATCGCAGGCGGGGTGGCATTCTGGAGGGGTTGCTGGCCGCACTGGCGGGATCGCTCAATACGGTCAGGATCTATGACTGGCGCAGAGAATTCCGCAGTGGCGATCCGCGCAGCCAGGGCCAAGTGCCAAGCGGTCCATTCTCCTTTGATGATGCGACGATCTTTACCGATGGTACCGGCTTTGTGGTGGGCTCGGGTAATCCAGCGCTGGCGGCGGGTGCGCCGCGCGGCGCGCTTTCGATCCAGACGCAGGGTTGGTATCCGAATGCGCTGGCGATTGGTGCAGGGGATATGATCGGCCTTGCCGGGCGGCTTTACATCGCGACCGAGGCCATCACCGCATCCGGCACTGGCACCGCCACCATTCCGATTGCACCACCCTTGCGTGAGGCATTGCTGGTGAACCAGCCGCTGGTGCTGACCAAGCCCAGCGTGCCGATGCGGTTGGTATCGGATGATGAGGCGGCGAACCCAACCCGCCCGGGCGGCTTTACCGCCATCACCATCCGGCTTGAGGAGGCGCTGTAATGTCAGGCAGCAACCCATCGCCACGCCTCACGCCCGCCGCCATTGCCGCTGCGGCGTCGCCGGTCGCGGCACCCGTTGTGCTGGTGGAGCTTGATTTCGCCTCGGGCTTTTTCCGCGCATGGACGGGGATTGGTTCCCTGCATTGGGCGGGGAAGGTATTCGAGGGGCTGGGCGCCATTGGTGCCGTCAGCGAAATTGAGGAAACCGTCGAATTGCGTGCTGTGCGGTTGACGCTCTCGCTTTCGCCTGTGCCGCAGGAGGTTGTGGATATTGCGCTGGCCGAGCGCAGCTTTCGGCTGCGTCCCGCGCGGCTATGGGGCGTGCTTCTGGATGCTGAGGGTGCTTTTGTCGCCGATCCATTCCCGCTTTGGGCGGGGCTCATGGATGTCATGGAAGTGACGGACGGGACAGAGGCCCGGATTTCACTGACCTGCGAAAGCCGCCTTGTGGATCTCGAACGCGCTGAGGTACGGCGCTACACCGATGCCGATCAGCAGGCGGAATATCAGGGCGACCGGTTTTTCGAATATGTGCCCGCCTTGCAGGAGGCGGAGATACGCCTGCCGGCGCAGTGATGCGGCGAAAAGATTGGGCGTTGCGGCTGGCGGCGCTGCTGTCGGCGGCGGAAACGCGTCCATTCGATGCGCGGCAGTGGAATTGCGCCAGCTTCGCGCTCGCGGCCGTTGAAGCCACAACCGGCGCACGACCGCAGGTGCAGATCTATCCATCGCTTGCTGAATCAGCCGATAGCGCTGGCTTTCCACGTATCGCGCCCGCCTATGCGCGGCCCGGCGATATCGTCCTGGCTGGCGATCCGCCGCGCCTTGGCGTGGTGGTGGATGCAGGCCGCGCGGCTTTTGTTGGGCCACGCGGCCTGACCCACGCGCCGATTACCGAATGCAGCATAGCTTGGAGGATCGGCTGAATGCCCGTCGCCATCCCGATCATCGCCGTCGCCGTCGGTGCCGTCGCCTCAGCCGCTGTCGGTGGTGGCATCATCGGTGCCTTGGTTGGCGCCGGCACTGCCTTCGCCATTACCAGCGTCGGCGGTTCTGTCTTTCCCTCACGCCCGCCCTCATCCCCCGTCAGCCCAGCGCGCGCTGGAGATAACGCGACCGCCCCCGGCGCAGGGCGCACGCAATCCTTTCGCCAGCCACTGACGGAACATCAGATCGTCTTTGGCCGCATCAAGGTCGGCGGGCCCATGGTGTTCATCCATTCCGCGACCGATGATCAGGGCCGCGCCGATGGGTATTTCTACACCGTCATCGTGCTGGCCGGGCATCGCGTGCAATCCATTGGTGATGTCTGGCTGGGCGATACGCTGGCGACCGACGCAAAGTTCTCTGGCCTTGTCCGGATTGATCGCCATCTTGGCGCGGCGGACCAGGCCGCCAACGCAAATCTGATTGCCGAGACAGCCGGCAAATGGACCGCCAATCATCGCGGCCGCGGGCGAGCCTATGTCGCGGTGCGACTCAAAATCACCGCCCAGGCCTTTCCCTCAGGCCCGCCGAATATCGCAGCACTTGTGCACGGCGCGAACACCATTCTGGACCCGCGCAGCAATACAACGGGATGGTCCGATAATCCTGCGCTCTGCCTTGCCTGGTATCTCACGGCGCCCTTTGGCTGGAAGGCATCCTGGGATGATATCGACATCCCCGCCTTGATCGCCGCCGCCAATATCTGTGACGAGCTGATCGGCACGCGCGCCGGCGTTTATGAAAAGCGCTACACGGTCAATGGCCGGGTCTCACTCGGCGAGGGAAAGATCGCCATCACCCGCAAGCTCGTTGCCGCCATGGCTGGCGCGCTGGTGGTCTCGGGCGGGCGGTTCTTTGTTCATGCCGGTGGACCCGCGCTGCCTGTCACCACGCTCAATGCCAATGCGCTGCGAGGCGATGTCACCATCCAGGGCAGTCGCCCGCGCCGGGACCTCTTTAACGGTGTGCGCGCGGTCTATGTGGACCCTGCGAAAAACTGGCAGCCAACCGATGCGCCGCCCTTGTTGGCCGCGAATTATGTCGCCGAGGACGGAGGCGAGGCGATTTATCGCAGCATGGAATTTCCACTGACGACTTCGGTCGCGACAGTGCAGCGCATCATGAAGGCTGAATTGGAACGCAATCGTCGCCAGCGAGAAGTGGCCTTCCCGGCTAATCTCTCCGCGCTGCGACTGCGGCCCTGGGATAGCGTGACGCTGGCGCTGGATCGGCTGGGGCCATTTCCGGCGCGGGTGACGGGCTGGCGGCTGGCGCCCGATGGTGGCGTGGATTTGACGTTGGCCGAGGAAGATCCCGCGATTTGGGATTGGGACCCGGCGGTGGATGAACGCGCGACCGGCGATAGCCCATCGGTGGTGCTGCCCAACCCGGGCGTGATTGCCGCACCGGCGACGATCAACGTGGAAACACCAACGGGCAGTGCGTTCACCGCACTCAGCCTTTCCTGGGCGGCGGTCGGCAGTGCGTATCTCTCCGGCTATGAATTGGAATTCCGCCCGGCCTCTGTGGCGGCCTGGCAGGGCTATGGCGGGGCGTTGAGTGCCATTGCGGCCTCCATTGCCACCAGCGAGTCGACGGCGTTCAGGCTCCGCGCCGTGGCCCGCAGTGGCGCGGTGTCCGGCTGGCAGGAGGCCGCCATTCCAGGCGGCGTCACCGCGCCAGTAGCGCTTGGCATTGCGGGTGGTGTCCGGCTTTCGGGGAACCTGCCGCCCGAGGTCACCCGGTTGCAGGTGTTTGAGGCGAGCAGCGCCAATCTTTCCCAAGCGGTGAAGCTGGCCACAGAACCGACAGCGCTGCCCTGGAACCGCACTGGGCTCAGCGCGGGGCAAGCCCGTTGGTATTGGCTGCGCTCTGTCTCGGCCGAGGGCAATGTCTCCGCGTTGATCGGGCCGGTCACCGCTACCGCAATCTAGGGTCGTAGCCATGGCCGCACGCATCGATGATCTGCTGGTGCTGGGTCAGAATATCTCGAAGACCGATCTCGCAAAATATCTGCGCGACCGCGAGGCCGTGCTGCCCTTTGATTTCGGCGGACTTGGCGATGGCGCGGCGAATGATCGCGCGGCCATCCAGGCGTGTTTTGATCGCGCGGCGGCGGATCGCAAATTCGCCGTCATCCCTCCCGGCACCTGGCGCGTGGATGCTGGTGTCACGCTTGGTGGCGGCGCGCGCGGGCTGATCATGCAGGGGATGATCCAGTATACCGGCGCTACCAATATACCCGCCACCGTGCTGACGCTGGGCGATGGTGGCACCACGCGCAATGGCGAAAAGCTCTACCTCGGCCTGCAAGTGACGCGGCAGTTCCAATCCGATTGGGTCAATGAGAATGATATCGGCATCCTGGCGCGCAACCTGGATTCCTCGCTGCTTGATCTCCGCCTGGTGTCCGGGTTCACCATTGGGCTGCGCACGCTTGGCGATGGGCGCGGGTTTGAGGATAGCACGCTGAACCTGGGGCGCATCCTCAACAACCGCTACGGCATTGATGCGCATGCCGCGACGGCGACGGCCTGGAATACTTCCATCCGATACTATGGCGGGCATTTTGCCTGTGGCACGGGCATCAACCCGGCGCTGGACCGCTTTGGCGTGCGGTTTTCGCGCGGCGCCGCCGATGCCTATAACAACCACAATCGCCATGTCTTTGACGCACCGAATTTCGAGCTGCGCCAGCTTGACCCCAATATCGCCATTCCCTTTTTGAATGAGACAAACGGCACTGCCATCATCGCGCGGAACATGCGGATGGAGGGGTGTTCGCCCTTTGCCGCGCGCCACACGGCGGCCGCGACCGATTGCGAATATGATGTGGCCTGGGCGCAGAGCTATGCGATTGGCGTGGACTACACGCCAAGCGCGACCCGCGCCGGCAATGCCGTATTCAACCGTCACCGCGCGCCGACATCGCGGCTGACACGGCTGCTGGCGCATATCCCGAATATCCGCGCTGCCGCGTTTTGGCAGAGCAGCACCGAGATTGGTGTGGAGGGCGCCTGCATCATCGCCACTTCGACCACGGCCGAGACCACCATGGCAGCGCTTTCCTGGAATGGGCTGAATGGCATCACCGCCACCGCGCGGGGCCTGCTGCTGAATCCCAATCGCGGCATCGGTTTTGTCGTGCAGACGACGCACGCCAAGGAGTTCGCATTGGCGCATTGGTTGGTGGGCGGTGCGGATGGTGGGCGGCTTTGTCTGCGCTGCTTTGATGGTGCCGGCATTGTGCGGGAGAATATCGCTGGCGATGCGCTGGCATCCGGCACCACGCTACAATGGGCGCCGACCTCCAAATCCTGGCAGGCGGGCGCAGTGATGCAGGAAAGTGACCTCAATCGCCGCCAGACCGTGCGATTTGGGCCGGAGGTCGCCTTTGCGCAAATCGGGATCATTGGCTTTGACGGGCAGATTGAGTTGGAGGCGCTGCGCCTTTACGGCCTGCCGGAGGACGCGCCGGCAATCCTGTCCGGCTGCCCCGCACTGCCTGCTGGCAGCAGAACGCTGATGGTCTCCGCCAGTTGGGATCTGCCAAGCATGCCGCCAGGGGCGACGAGCAATGCAGACGTGACCGTGCCCGGGGCGCGTCGGGGGGATTTCGCGGATGCATCGCTCGATACCAGCAGCATTGCGTTTGTGCTGGATTGCCATGTCTGGTCGAATGACAAGGTGCGCGTGACAGCGCGGAATGTCAGCCTTTCCACGGTGGATTTGCCCGCGGCGGCGCTGCATGTGCAGGTGGTGAAGCGAAGGGTGGGGTGAGATACCGCCATCAGCCGGGACAGCCGGTCGCGCCATGATACTTCAATTGAGTAGGCTGGCTTATCCTCGCTGACTTTAGGGCTACGATGATCCAGGATTCCTCCGTTACTCAATTCGCCAATTTGGTCCATAGGCGCTGACGCCGGACAGGGCGAAGCAACCACAAGATTCACGCTTTTTCTGGCG